CACGTTAGGACTTATCATCCCAACGTAAGCTGCTTGGCCACTCAACAATGAGTGTCCATCTTGGACGTGCCGCACCGAGAAAGCCTCTTACGGGTAGTTTTCCGTAAGTTGGGCTATCCCTAGAGGCACTCCGTGCTAATACGTGAAGTAAAACGCCGATAGAATGGCATTTACGCTGTACAGGTTTTAATTGCACAGTTAACACGTAGAAGCCCTCATGACCGTCAAAGTACCTAGGATTATCCTTAAAGTGTATAAGCTCGGAAGAATCAGTAACTAGTCCTACGTCACCAAGAAAATCTGGGACGCGGCATTTTCGCCACAGACGAGGTACTTTTCCCACGAGCTTAATCCACAAGGCACGAAAACGGTGAGAGCAGCCGCTTTTCCCTCGAAGTCGAGAGTAAAGGCGTAGCTTGTTAGCTATCTGAAGACTATACGGGATACCCTCCCCTTCCTGACCACCCTTAAGGTGGAAAGGTCGAACAGGGTGTCCTTTAAAGAAATCAGAACCGCACGACTCAAAGAAATTTCCGTCCAGGAAACTCTTTGCTCTGTTCACACTAAACCCAAGAAAGTTTAGTGCCTCGATATAGACCGACGCGTAATGTCTTGGCAATATAATATCATCGCCGAAGACATAAACGTCGTTATGCTGATCACGGGGAACAATCACCCGAGCTAGCGCCCAGAACAACAGGCTCTCTAGCTCAAATGTAAAACCGTTACCCATAGACGATATCTTCTCAAGCTCCAGCACGTCTCCAGCAACTTTCGTTGTTGGAGAACGAGCTAGCTCAAGTAAATGACACCAATCTGGTGGCATAAGAAATCGCACAGCATTCTTCGCGATAGAATCGGACGCAGAGCTAAGGTCTATTGTGCATAAGTCATCACGATAGGCCCGCTCAGCTCCTTTTCTGTTTCTAATCGCTTGGATATCCAAATCGAGACCAGAGACACGAAGACTTTTTCGGATACATGCTCCGATACCAAGCTGAAGGAACACATTCAGCGTTGGTTCAATGCATATACCTCTATCCGTCTTAGCGTTCTTCGGAACAGTTATGAACTTAGATCCTTTCACCAACCTCGCTCGCTTGTGCAGATTTCTCCACAGGTCGCCAGTGAGTACACGGTAAAAAGGAAGTAAGTTCGCAGTAAGGTGCATACCTTCAGTGTATTTATCTGACGGTGTACTCCCCACTCCGCGCACGCTCGTTGTAGCGCCAGGGCCATTCCTCGTATTATTAAGGATATACTCTAGCTTATTCCTAGTAAGAGAACCTAGGATGCGAAAAATCTCAAATCTCATCTCAGTAATGACGATAGGAAAAGAGGTTTCATGACCGAAGACAAACCGATCATTAATTCGCTTACAACTGCGCTCACTCTCTGTAAAAGAGAGGATTGCCTCTGCCACCCTATCGATACCAGTAGGTAAGTTAGGGCTTTTCGATAGTACCTTAGTGACAAGAAGATCGTCAGCAAAGGCTGAATCACACTCATAACGAGCGGGATCCATGTCTAGATCGAGGTACTGATTCCATTCACCACCCTTTAAAAGGAGGTAAACAGAAAGAGATCTCGGACTATCGATTACTTCGCAAAGTTCTAGCGCGGTTAGAAGTTCAAGCTTAAACTCGGAACTATATGTATCATTCATTGAATACATAGGATTCTCCTCAAATCAAATGAAAAGGAAAGCGAACAATGAGGCGGCTAAGAAAACGACTAAGGCGGGTCCGAAGACCAACCAGAAGTCTACGAAAAGATCTAAGGCCTGCTTAAAAAGCAGAAATAGGCTGTAGAAGCCCTACCAAAGATCCTCAAGATTCTTCACCATCTCAAGTACACCAGCATCTGCTAGTGTATTGATCATCAAGGACCGAATGTCCAGACGATCATCTCGCGTGCTGTTCTCGTCAAAAACGAACTCGACGAAACAGCGGTTCACATGATCTACAACTACGAGACCATCAATGGTCTGTGTCTTGGGCGTACCCAGGCCAAGCTTAATTCTGGAAACGGGTTTGTTAGGCCCGGCAGGACTAAGACTGACTGAGAGCTTAGACAACGCAGCCGGCGAAGTGCCGGTCGTCGTGTTGTAAAAGGTATGTACGTAGCCCTGTTCCATCGCTCCAGGAACAAAGGAGCGATTCGCAGCAGCAGGCGTACCAGGAGACTCCGGTGTTGAAGCCGAGTCAGCTAACGTCAAAGCAACCTTTTGGGTCATTTATTGATCCTCTATTGCTCTACACCATGACGGTGCAGATAGTAGTAGGTCCAGTGAGCAGAGAAATTCTACCTCCGGTTCCTACACGTTGACGAAATACCCAGCAGAAGACTAAGATGGTTAATAATAGTCTTGTACGATTTGGAAGGACTCCATTTCGGCAGCGGGGCGAAAGGCACACTCGTGAAACCCACACGTTCGTGTGAGTAACACGCGGCAACGGACGGACCAAGATTAACATGGTTCGGAGCCGTATATAAACCGCTATGAGAGTGTCTCTCTTTTGTGGTCACAGTCCCTTTGATGTTTGACACACCAACGAGAGCATCCAATTGAGCTAACCATTGCCCAACCGGAATCACGCTATCAACTACAAAGGAGAAGGGAATTAATTCCCAACCCCATTCGATGGGATTACCCATTGAAAATGTCCCTAGAAAACTAGGGTCAAATTGTAGATAAGCGATAACGCGCTGTGAACGGACGCTGTTATACCTCCAGTCTCGCCCAACAAGCTCCTCCGTTCCCGACCATCTCTGGTTGGTAAACGAAGTTACTCGTTTGTGTACGGGCAAACCCAGACGTAAATTCAACTCTTCAACAGAATCATATAAATCAGACACCAGGGGTCTTATACCATAGGAATAGGCCAGATGCGCAGCAGGAATGCTGCACGCCCGGAGTTTATTCCTTGGCATTCTACCTCTAATAGTCTGAAAAGCTTTATATGCGCCTGTTGCGAAACCACCGAACATACGAGCAGAAGCTCGATATTCGGCAAGAGATGACCCAAGATTTATCTTCACTTCGTCGATTTTCTGACGAAGTCCCCAGGCCCACTGTGTGGGTTCCGGAGCGAAGTAAATCCCAGCAGGTGAATGTAGCCCAATATCTAACGCGTGGCGTTTTAAATATGTGACCCCATGGATTCCTCCATGGGGGCACTCAAACACCTCGAGATAGTAAGCGGGCCCAGCTGTAAAGGAATGTGTGTATTGCTTAGATTGACTTGTTTGATTACTAACCAAGTCATTCGGCTTTACACGATGTTCAGCGTCATTATCTACTAAGTCGTACCTTCTCGTATGAGCAAACACGCCATAACTATTTGCCCGCGGAGTGCAGCCGGGTGGGACAACCCACTCTTCTTCAATACCGTAGGCAGGGGTTAGTTCGTGAATCTCAGACATAGAAAGAGCTCCTATTTTAAATAGGTGGAGTTTCGACTCTACCTTGATTAGAAGGGAGAACGTGCTTCATGCACATTCTGTAGACGCAGTTTCACAACTGCTACAGATCGAGGGTAGCCATAAGGCTACT